CGATCTCTTCTTGCATCAGGACGGGTTCGTAATCTAACCTCACGGTCGGTATAGTTTTTTATTTCACATTGTAAATCTTTAATCCAAGAAGTTTTTAAATTGAACACATGGCTTATTTTTCTATCAGGCGGAACAATCACTATTGACGATCCTCTTTGAAAATTAGAAACCATTGGGCTGAAATTGTCTAGCCTATCTCCGGGCCTATCAATTATTGGTCCTTGATCTTGTAGTGCGTTTACACTTATGCGAATTACTTCTTTTCTTTTGATATTGCCAAAATAGCCTGTGTCTAAATTATAGAACTTTCTATTGTTCTCTACGCAATGACTATACAATGTTTGTTTATGTGAGCCAGCCCAGCAGAGAGGAATATTTGTGTGTGATAATGCTGTCTCGACATCAACAATTGCACCATTGCTACCGTTGGCAAAAAGATTGCAGCCATATTTGTCTCCGCCAACACATAAGAAATTGGGTAAGTTATGCATAAAATTTTTTATTTGATGTATGACAAAAACTTTTGATAGATGCGTCCTGCCTGTGCATCTTCGTCACTCCAGTGTGCAGCCGCTAGATCATAAATCCACTGTTCTCTGGCGAATGTTTCTGGTGATTCAATCTTGGTTACATCTTTGTTGGACACTGCCCAGGCCACACAACTTGAATCATCTGCAAACACAGGAACACCTTCACATGCTGCTGCCACACTGGCACTACTGTTGAAAAACACTGCCGAATGTGCGCCCTGCAAGTTGTCAATCAGGCGGCTGTGAGTAGGTTCTAGTATGACCACATTTTGTCTTTTGCCTTGCTTTGAGTTATACATCGCAAAGTCTGTCATGTTGTATTGCCCTGGATGTGGGCGCACATAAATCTGTCGACTGCTGACTGATCTGATTTGATGTATTTTTTCATGCAACCAAGTCATTGGATCCAGTGTCTTCATTGCAAAGCCTCCATCTCGTTGCATACAGATCAAAATGTGTCCTGTGGTATTTTTTTGATCTGGCTTCAACTGTACCCCCAGTGTGCGACTGATCTCCAACCATTTGGTAGCATCACTGTTGCGATTGGCATATTCAGCACGGTCATAAAATGGGCCATTAAGGCTGTATCGCAAATAGTTGCCATGGTCGTCAAGATATTTCCAACATGACGCATCTATACACATGGTTTGAAATCCCAGTCTGCGCTGTTCAGGAATGATTTGTTTGCGCAATGTGATGTTGCGTCCGCCGATGTTTGTGGTAGCCCAGCCCAACATCACTGCTAGTTTACTAGGGGTATACTTGTGTTCCCATTCTACTTGAACAGTGTGGCCTGTGGCTCGCACACCATCGGCAAAACTTTCCAGGCATTGTATTTTCCTAGAATGTTTCTGCGGATTAGCAACACTGCTAATGTAAACCACTACATCAACCACCCTGCAAGATTCTCCATGCTGTGCCGTCGCGCATTTCTGCTTCGGTAAATTGGCAATAGGCCATATGTGCCGCCCAGGCTTCAACTTCATCCAAGGTAGGCACATGAGGCTTTTCAATGGCATCTAAACTCTGACTGCACAAGGCAGCAGCCGCATTAGGTCCAAGTGTGATAGAAGGTTTACCATTCAGCAAGGCTTCTCCAGCAGCAATACTTGAGAATGTGATCAAACAATGTATGTCTTGTTTGAGTGCATGTGCCATACTGTCGTCACTGGTTCTGGCAGTGCGACCTGGTTTGCGTCTAACCACCACTTCACGATCAGTATGGGCACCAATTTCTGCTAGTACATTAGCAAGCCATTGCTCTAGATCAATGTCATAAAGATTCAACAGTTTTTGACTGGGTGGTGCCAGCAATATCTTGCTGCCACGATAGAACTTGCATGGCTGAAAACCTGTGGCGGCCAACCTATCTCTAGGACGATCGATTATGGGACCAAAGTTTTGCACATCATTTCGAGTCACTCGATGAAACGTTTTCTTTTTACCGTTGCCAAAGTAGCCAGTGTCAATGTAATAAAAGTCACGCCCTGTAGCACGACAAGCATTCATTTCTTTACGGTGAGTTATACCGCGTAAGACAACTGGAACCATGCTCGGTTCACTTTTGTTCCAAGTGGTTATTTGTCCACCACATCCCATGGTGAAACTTTCTAATATAGGATCAAACATTTTTCCCTTTTGTGCATATCTAAATTCATTGTCAATGGCATGTATCGCTTTATTATCCAAGTTACTAATCTTTTCAGTCAGTGCTTGTATGTTCATGCCATAGTAATCGCCTGCAGGATCCACACGATATTTCAATACATCATACAATATTTCATTGACTTCAGGCACCGTAACATCTAACTCATGTGGCTGCGGGACCACGGCGTGTGATTTTACTTTGACAGTTTGTTCGCAATGTGTGGTCCGTTGCTGTTCTTCATGCCATTCTGACGAAAAATGACCTTGTGTGGCGAATTCATGGAAACAAGGAGTGCCCAGGGTATAGTGTACCAACTTGGCCTCAGGATTAGCATCGTATTCAACATCCAACCAGTTCCACTCCGGGGGCAGTTCGCCAATGCGTTCATCATCCAACCATGTGAATCTGTGCAGTTCAGCACCTGTTGATTGTTGCACAAACTCTGGAGTCAACTTGCGATTGGGAAAACTGTTGCAGTTCCACAAGATCACACTTGACCAGTTCTTTCTTGGATAGTCTTCGTTTCGGCTACCAAGATACTTTTCAGTCATGCGTGTTTTGTAATCATGTTTTACAACCATGACGTCTTTGGCAAGATTTTGCAACTCCCACAGTTTTACAATGTCGTCACGCAAGATCATGTCGCCATCAATGAATATGGCCCAGCCTTGGTAGTCCATCAAATGAGGCACAAGAAATCTTGAATAGATAAATTGATTGCTGCCGTCAGTGTGTGTTTCATCGTAGTCCCGAAACAAGTTCAGCGCCACAGGAACAATTGCCACTGGTTGACTGGCATGTCTAATGATTGAATTAACACACACATGATATGCCACAGCCTCTCTAGGATCGTATCCTACAAACACAGGAATTGGTTTCATTTTTTACGTTCTATATCTTCTTCAACACAGCGATCGCCGTATTGTATTTCAATCAACTTCAAGGGTTGATCAGTTTCATTGCACAGTTGATGCCATTCGTTGACTTTGATAAAAGTGTGTTCATGCATGACAAGACTGCACTTGACCTCTTGATCCGTTGATGCTTGATCTAATGTGTATACTGTGGCCGCGCCTTCAGCCACAAACCAAAACTCTGCACGACTGTCATGGCGTTGCATGCTCAAGCATGTTTTGGGCATTACTGTGAGTTCTTTGAGTTTGGTGTTGGCGCCTACTTCGTGCAACACACGATAGTACCCCCAGGCTCGGTCAGTACGGGGTGTTTTCCATTCGGTCAGTATCCAACTTGAACTATTCATTTTGTTCTCGCCGCCCACACCAAATTGAAATTCCACATCTGGTTCCGTCATTTCAGGAATGTTGTGTTGAGTTCGATCGCCACCATTGGCAAAGATAAACTTAGCACCTGGCATGGGATAGTACAGTTTGGCCAGGCGTATGGCATCTCGCGCACTGTCATCTGCATCATCAAACTCAATCACACGATCTACCATGGAGAGATTTTCCACAATAGCTCTGCGCTCGGTCATGGGCATGAACGGTCTTCCCTTTTTGCGTATCAACCAGTCGTCTGAATTGAGTCCAACGACTAGTCTGTGCCCTAAGGCTCGGGCTGCTTGGAAGTAGGCTATGTGCCCCGAATGCAGCGGATCAAACCCGCCAGTGACAATTACTATTTTCATGCAGATATTTAACCAATGTGCTCAACACACCACCAAAAAGCCACCCAGGCTTCAATGAAAAATATCAGCAGGAAGAATTCCATCTCTGCCAGATCTCGTTGCCAGCGTTCTTGATCAGTCATGCTATACTGTGATGTCTTCCATACCTGCTGTGCGCAGACGAACCACGTGACCCATTTGCCACTGCTTGGTGTCCAGGCCCTTCATGATGCCCAACCAACGATTACGTAGCAGTGCCACTTCATTGATAATGGTTTCAAAGTCCACAACTTCTTCTTCACCGTCCACATACTTTTCAGCATCACGTGCTGTGAGCGCACGAGCATAGCCTTCCAGGTACTTTTTAAAGTGCCGGGTTCGAATCTTGCGCAGTTGGATGTTGAGAAAGTTCAACACAGCTTCAATCTCTTGTAGCTGATTGAACCTATGCTCAGTGATACCTGGTAACGCAGTGATGTTTTTTTCTACTAGGCCACCAATCTTGCAGTCACGTTTGGCATCGGTCAACTCTGATTCAAAGTGTGCAATGAAGTCAGGTATGTTGCCAAGATCTGCTACTACTTTACTGTACCACATGTATGTCTAGCCAATCTAAAAAACTTTTTGGATAAATGCTTATGTCAAGATTTCTACGAACTGCATACTCTTTTAAAAATTCTGACATTTGTTGTCGTTGTGTCTCACTGGGATCAGCCTGTATAGACTGTGCAATTTGAGTTTGATAATGGTCAGGCAAAGATTGAATGTCATGCACGATCTGTTGCTTGCTGTCAGCATCTAACACATACGGAGCCATCATGCTGGGTTGATTGACAAACACCAATCCTATGCGTTGGTCAACAAAATACTTGATAAAATTTGTTAATCCAATCACAGTGAGATTGGTTATTGCTGTGCTAAATCTAAATTCAATTCCAGATTTTTGCAATAACTCAATCTTGTTGATAAACTCAGTCCAAAGATTTCCATAACGATTAAATTCATAAAACTTGTCAGTACACTCTGCACTAACAGATATCATTGCTGTAGGTATTAGTTTTATTTTATCTAACATACGTTGAAATCTTTTGACGTCCACCCCCAGTCCAGTGTAAATGTTAATCACTGCTGAGCTGTTTGATACTGCATCTAATACATCAAACAGTTGATTGTCCAACAAAGGTTCGCCACCAGTGACCACGATCTCTTTTAATCCTGGAGCAAAACTTTTTATTTCAGACATCAACATTTGAAATTGTTTTGTGTTTTTAACTTCTTGTTGACTGACTTTCATCATTATTTTGTCGCGGTTGGTCAGTTGGTATCTTACATCGCCGGTGTCAACAGCGTAGTCTCCATTGGCAGACAAATCTCTGCGCCAGGCACTGCTAAAATCTTTGCAACAATACGAGCAAGATAAGTTACAGTTATCGTTTAATTTTATCTCTAATATTTCTGGCTGAGTCTGAATACTATTATGGGTTTTTATTTTGCCATTTTGCCACATTCTTGGACTGACTGCGCCTTTGTCCTCTAGAGGCCAACAAATTTCTTCGCAACTAGCATTGCGTTGGTTGGTCAACATCATTTGCCTTTCGGCAACATTGATGTCAGTATTAAATAAGTTTCCTTTGTTGTTATCTAACCAAGAAAAGTCAATTGCATGAGACTTGGCCGCATGACAATTAAGAGTATTGTTTGATACAAGATCAATTTTTAAATACTTAAATTTGTATGAACAATAATAATCTCTATCAACAGACATTAATAGTCATCTTCTTGATTGTAGTTGTCCTCATCCTCGTCATCTTCTTCTAAATCATCTTCTGCATAATCCTTGTCGTTATCCAAGTACGCAGTCAAGGCCTTTTTGATGTCCGAGTCTCCCTTAAATGCATCTCGAATTTCTTCAACATCATGATCATGATCAATCAATATAGACACAATGCTTTCAGCAGCATCTATACGATCTACCACGTTGACATATCGTTTTAACTCGCCCCAAATTTCACTTGCTATTTCTGCTGACATTACTATCTCCTAACTTAATTTCTTTTTTGGTATTGGCTAGATCAATTGGACAGGTAGTACATTGATCATTGGTGCAAACTGTTGAACTTTGCAACAAACTAAAGTTGGTATCAAACAAGTTACCTAAATTATCATTACGACAGACTCCTGACCATACTTGAAAATCACTTTCGATGATTATGCTGTCTGTACCGGCAGTGCAAGTCCATCCTTTAAAGTAATGAAGATCTTTAGTAAACAGGTCCCATGAATTTACATCAATCTCAGTGCCATCTTTAAGCACCACTGTGCAATTAGCCATTTTAGATTCAACTAGTAATACGTTCATAAAAATTTATCTTGTTTGATTTTTTAGGCCCAGCACTGGGTCTAATATCTTGAACTGGCCAATTTGAATTAGGACGATATACTGGTTCAACTGGGAACAAGTTACATTGTATTTTTTGTTTGGACAGATATTTGATATAATGCTTTAT